CACTTTGTGCAATAGCAATACGTTGTGTTTGTGAAAAGATGTTTGGATCAGCAACTGGGATGATATCTACCTTTTTGTCAAAGTCAGCTTTGTATATTTGGTTCTGTCCACCAACAACATCATACGGATATATCGGTGGTAGATAAGTTACAAAACATTCTTCGAGCAACATAAACTCACATTTCATTGCTGCATAAATTCTTTTGTGTATCGCAGACATAACCCGCGATCCGCGTTCCAAGAGCGCAACTGTCGTGCCCACGGCTGCTGACTGGTTACCGTCACCAACTTGTAGATCAGCAATGCTCGCGAAACGTTGACCGGCGCTTACTACAACACCCATCAACTGTAATAACGTACCATCAGGACCTTTGAAAGGTAATGGCATAAACGCATCTTTAAGATTCCCACCAGGAGCATCAACGTCACGGAACTCGCCCGGCTGCAACGGTTGAGCTTCGTCTCTGACCCTGATGCCTCGCATCTTGAATCCGGCTGGTAAATTTGACAAGGTGCCGGCGTCTAATAGTTGTCTTAGTGCTGCTGTTGCAGTCCTCGACAATCCGCCGATCATGTGAATTAAGCCGAACCCGTAAAATCCGAGTCCTGGTAGAAATTTAAAGTGGACGAAATAATCTTTACGTTTTTTAGTCTGGTCTTGTTCATCCCAGTTTCTTTTAACGCTTAAGACTTTTCCTGTACCCTCGTCCAGAGTAACTATGTAAGGAAACTTGACTCCTGTAGACTCACCTGTTTCTGGGTCTACATCAGCAAATCCATCTATCTCTAGATGCATGTGTGCTTCTAATATTGTAAATAATTCGTTTTTGTCTGGATCAACTCCTGACAGTTCGTCTTTTTTTGACTCTACATCGTTTTCTGTATATGCAGAACTTTCTCCTAAATCAGCATCAGCATAAACACCTGCTAGCTGTTTCATGACAATATCGTTCTTTGTTACTTTAATTTTGTGAATAATAGTTTCTGTATCGTCTAAACTTGTTGCAGTGTATGGAACATATAAATCTTCTGCTGGTACAAACTTAGATACACATCTTCCAAGAAGTTCATCGTAATAAACTTTTTTAAATGTAGAACCTGATAGTGGTAAATTAAATAACATTTGATCAAACTCAGGTTCATACTCTTTCATGTTTATCATTAACTGATAATTCATGAATTCTTTTACACGCTGTGATTGTTTTACTTTGTCTGGTGTTTCTAATCCTATAATCTGTGTTCTAACAGGACCGCCTGCAGGCATAAGTTCTTTGTAAGCTAGTGCTTGAAACTGTGTTACTGCTTCTGCAAGAACTGGGTGGGTAGCCCCACTTGATCCTTGGAAAGGCTCAGTTCTATCTTCGTATTTAAATCCAAGTAAGTCTAATCCATTTACGTAAGTTTGTTCCCAATCACTTCTTGATGATTTACAGTCTTCGTAAGCTTCTAAAACCTCGTTTGATATTTCATTTAACACATCATCTTCTAAAAGTTCTGCCAGGTTTTCTTGGTGTCCTGCCATAGCTTGTTCTTGCATAGGTTCTCCAAAGTTCACAACAGCGCCACCATCTTGAAACATTTCTACGTTTGAAGGTTGTGGGTCTTGCGCCTCTAGTTCTATTTCCTCATCATAGACCGTTTTAGAATCTTTCAATTCATCTACGCCTTGATCAGGCATTTTTTTATCAATTGCCATATGAGCTCCTTGTTCCGAATAAATTTCCTAAACCACTAATTGACATAGTATTTAACACATTTTGATTACTTAAACTAGGTAACTTAATAGGGTCTAGTTTGCCTATCATCTCTGCATTTTTATTAATTGCTTGACCCAACCCTGCTCCCAAATCTTTTATCTGTTCGTTTAATCCCAAAAACCCTTGTCCTGTTGGTGTTTGCATAAATGCATTCATTTCCTCGTTCATAGGTTGTTTTTGTAATTGACCCATTTGTGGTTGTTGGACCATTTGTGGTTGTTGGGCCCTTGACATCATTTGATCTATTTGTGTTTGTCTTTCATTCATCCTTTGGCTGAACTGTTCATAATTTTGATTGGCTTGTTGCCTTGCATTATATTCACTAGATGTAGGATCTTGCGCTCTAAAAAAGTCTTCGTTTGTTATAGCATTTTGTGCATCAATAACTGATTGTTTATAAGGGTTGTATTGTTGCATTTGGTTAGAAAGAGTTCCAACTATTCCACCTGTTGCAAACATTGATGATTGTGATCCTTCTCTTCTATAAAGCATTTGTATAAATCCTTCTGTTCCTTCAGGATCAATTTCCATCATATTCTGTAGTTTAATATTATCGTCTAGCAACATAGCTCTGAATTTTTCATAATCAATCAACTTCATAAACGCACCTTTTGCAGCTTCATTGTAGCGTGGTGAATCTATAATCATTTCTTCCATCTCATCAAATACTTCTAGTCCTGATTTTTCATCTCTTGCTCTGTTTTTAATTTGTTGCATATCACCTAGCATGTCTGCTCTGTGTCCTGTTTGGAACGGACCTGTTTTGACCATGTCTCTTTCTAACTGTGGGTTTAGTCTTTTTAGTAAACCGGCTATACCCCCTTTAAATTTTTTCTCTCTTGGTTTAAATGGAATGACGTTATCTGTATTTTTCCCTAATTTATCTAATTGACTAAAATCTATTCCAGCTGCAATTATTTCGTTGCCATCATAAATTGGTTTTGGTGTTAGGTCCCCACCTAGTTTTTCTATTTCAAGTATAGCTTCCATTCTTCCAATAGCATCATCCATGTATTCTAAATAATCATTGTTTAAGCCAGCAACAGGATTGTCATAAATTTGTTTAGAAACTTTTTCTGTCATGCTTTCAGCTATTCTTTTTCTTTGTCCTGGGTTTAGTAATCCAAGTTTCTGACCTGTTATTATAGCCTCTGCTTCTAATAAACTTTGATATAGACCTCTACCGGTCGCTTCATCAGAAACTTCGTCAGGAACTCTGTTAAGTTGTTTTTTTAATATTTCATTAAACTGATCATTAGACACACCTCTTATATCCATCTTTTGTTTATAAGTTTGTTTTTGACCAAAAGGTTTAATACCTTTGTTAGCAAGTCTAGCTGCTTGCATGATACCCTCACCAATAAACTTACCAAACGCTGCATGTACACGACCACCGTCTTTTTGTTTTGTCGTTGTTCTTTTCAAAGCATCTTGTAAAAATTTAGTAGCTTCTACTGGGTCCTCACCGTCATCTATTAATCTTTTAAACGCATCCATGATTTGTGAAACTTCAGTTTGTTCTGCCATGTTTATCTCAGTCATTGCGCGAGCTTCGTCTCTCATGTTTTCCATCTCACGAATAAGTTTGCTTTCTATCTCGTTTGCTCCCATTAAATTTAATTTAGATTCTGTTGGAACATCAAGATCCTCCATAAGATCAGTTACAAAGTCTTCTCTGTCTCCAGGTATTGTTTCTCTGTTAGAAACGTACGCTCTTATTCTATCATCGTCAGTAGTACGCATACGTTTTGGATCACCTATGTCATAACCATCATTAGCTAAATTAATTATTGATTCTCTAACTTCTGTTTCAGTTTTACCTGATTCTTTCATGATTCTGTTTATAAGAGGAATATCTGCAATTGAGTTATCGTACAGACTGTCTTCTACCAACGTGCCATCAATAGTCTCTGCTGCATCAGCTAATAGTTTATCTTCGTCAAGAATACTTGCTGGATTAGAATAAACTTTTGATCCATCCATTCTAGTCGTGCCGCTCATGTTTCCATAAAACTCTGAATACAGTTTTTTATCAGCTGGTCCACCTGGTAGATCAGTTAGTCTCATTCCGCTGTCATTTATTTTTAAATATCTATCCGCGGCCCCCGGTCCACGTCTATTAAAGTTAAGTGGGTGTGCTTGTAATCTCTCACTACCCATGTATCGCGTTTCGAGAAGATTTACTAATTCATCTTCTAAAGTTTCGCCTGGTTTGTAAAAAAGTTTTTCTAATTCTGGATTGTTTGATTTATTGCCAATTATTCTTAAACCTTCTTTAACTTCTGCTTCTCCAAACGTATCAATTAAGTTTTGTTGGAATACTTGTTGTACTTCTGACGGATCTGTATCAACAACGTCTTTTGCAGCTGGATTAGCAGCGCGTCTTTGGAATAAAGTAGCGATTCCTTTTAAAATCTTGCTTGCCATTAATAATACGTTCTCCTACGCTCAGGAAGTTCCTCATCCTCGTAATCGTCGGGGTGTTCTACGAAACCACCTTGTCTAAATCTCATTAATGCTTGAGTCATACTATCCACGAGGTCATCATGTTCGCCAAGTGGGAATGCAGCGCACTCCTCAATCATTTCATCAGCAAATTTGCGATCCGGATACCAAACCATTCCTGCTTCGAACATCGGAGCAACAGAATTCACTCTAGTATGTTTATCATTTCCCTTGCTTGGTGTAAAGTTAATAACTGGTA